ATTGTAGCAGCCGTGGCTCCTGTAAGATCAGCGTATAGCTTAGGAGTTTCCGTGGCAACGTTTGTGGGGCCGATATCGACCTGGTCGCCTGCGCCGCCTGTAGTGACTGTAAGGTCTCTGAATTCCGCTTCTGCGGTTGAATATACGGCGACAGCGCCTGTCTCTGATTGGCCGGTATGTATGTATGCCGATGTTCCCAGGGGAAGGGATGTTGCCGTGCCTTTTTGCGGCCACGGGAGTGCTGAAGTGAAGTAGTCATGACGTTTACCACGTTTGAACATGAATCCTGGCGCGCGATTAGCGGTATTTGTTGAGGACATTATATCCGGCCCGTCGCTTGTATAATGCAGCCACGAATCTTGAAGGTTCTGGTCCCTAAACCATTCGTTAAATATCAGGCTGTAAGCCCGATATGGTAATGCGCTCACTGCTGTGTCGTCCGGTGTAGCACCTATAGGCAAGCCAAAATAATCCCATAAGGAACCTTGGAGTGTATACGTCGAGTTTCCGGACGTGAGGACAGGTATTGTGTAGTCGATTGAATCTCCGGGGTCTTCCTGGGCGCCCATGAATTTTTCCCAGTTATCCCAGATAAGTCGATACGGTACGAAGAAGAAGAACGTGTCGAAGTACATGTTGTCCATGATCGGACGGAGAGGAGTGCTAAGCCGTGCGAAAAAACTCATATTTAGATTCCATGAGTCTCCGGGTATTACATCGTAAGGTTGTAGCGGTACAAGATAGTCCGCATCGAATGTAGTTTTGTGGCCGTGGCTAAGATTGAAGGAAGACCGCGGGATGTCAGCCCGCGGGGTTTGAGAGAATTGGTGCTTCATTACCGAACGCATTTTAGGCTGTGCCTCCTACTTTGTGGTCGGCAGGATCGACTATGTCTCGATCTTCCGTAGCTTCGGAGATGTTTTTCGCCCAATGCTGACCAGATTTAAGTTTCATATCTAATGCTTCGATATTGTCTCTTTTGACGTTTCGCGCTTGGGATACCATTTCGAGGCCCGTTGCCAGGCATTCTTTATCCTCGTGAATGAGTGTTCCTTTTTGGTCGTCGAATATACCGATGCGGTGGATGGAATAGTCTTCCGGGTGTTTGCCGATTTCGTGTTCGGCGTCTGTTGCGATGTCTTTGAATGCGCGTGTTGCTTGTCCGTCTGATTGTAAGAAGAACGGGCGCATGTAAGTGCCTGAGGCGGTGTCGTAGATTGAATATACGTTGAGTTTCATAGTTGTCTCTCCTTTTCTTTGTTTTTGGCTTTTGCCACTTTGTATTTGGCCATTAATCTTTCTGGGGTGAAGTCGTGGCCGTGTGCTTCGATAAATTTTTTTCGCATTGCTTTAACCAGGTCAAGTGTTTCTGGATCTTCATGTTCGAGAATTGTTTGATAATAGCGTGGTACTTTTCCGATGATTCCTTTTCCGGGTACCGGGGTTTCGTCTGACGGGAAGACGTCGTCTTTGTATTTTTTATACCAGTCATGTCCTATTCCGGGTTTGAGCGACATAGTGACGTATTCGGGCTGTAACCAATAAGCCATTCCGTCCTCGTCTGATCGCAGATAATGTTCTTGTGCGTTGTGGCCTGTAACCTTTTTGAGGCAGTAGCGAGCGGTGTAGGCGGCTGTATCGAAATTGAGTTCGCCGATTGTAGAGAAGCCATAAGGCCATAGCTTTTCGAGAGTTGGACTAGTGTATGTGTTGAATCCTTCGTCGCTTTGATACAGCTGTATATCATCGAATGAGACGTTGAACATACAGGCATGATAATGGGGTCGCCAGTTTTCGTCTCCGTATTCTCCGCAATGAAAGTAGCGGATTTTTTGGGGGAAGTGTTTTCGGACTCGTTTAATGAATTTTTGGAAGTGGGCTTTGTTGAGGGAACCGTCTCTAGGTAAGTAAAGTCCGGCTGCTCTTTGCTCGGGGGTGGCGTCGGCTTCGTCGCGATAGGTGAGAGTAATGAAACAATTGCCGAGTCCAGGAGCTGACAGTGTGCTTTCGTGGACGATTCGCATTGCCCACATGAGAGCACGATCCAGACGGCAGCCAAGACACTGGCCACAGGCCACTTCCAATTCTTCCGTAACGCGTGCAGTGCGTTTGAAGATGAGTCCGCCATTTTCAGGGTCTTTCCAGCCCTTAAGCGGTGAGTAGCACGGCATTCATGCTACATCCGGTAGCCGCCGCGAGCGACGGTAGATCGTAAATTTTTCTTGTGGGTGTAAGATGCTCCTTTTGAGAACATCTTTTGTGAGCGCCTTCGGCTTAGTTTTCGTCCGCGTGCCATTTATTTCTCCTGTTGCTCGTATGCGAATCCGCATAATTCTTTGTACTCGCGGACGTTTTGGCTCAAGTCCCTGGGGATATTGTATAACTCTGCAAAAGAACTGTCTCCGTCTGTACCACAGCGGAGACTAGTTGCGGAACATCCGCCAAGCAGTGCCAGGGAGAGCCCAAGAAGTAGATATTTCATATGCTGTTTTTACCTTCGGTGGGGTGATTTGTCAAGGGGAGAAAAGGGAAAGGAAAGCAGGGCTCGATCTCGCTGCGCTCGACCCCTTCGGGGCTTCGTCCTCGCGTGCTTCCCTTTTCTCCCATATTGCTAGCTACAGTTCCAAAGACTGTAGCGGGTTTTAGTAGGTTGCACCAGGATGGGTGCGTAGTTCCGATAGAACGGGGGGCTTGTCAAGACTGCCACCCCGTTTTAATCGGTTTTGCTAGGTGGTTGGTGTCACCTAGCCAGTTCCCATCAAGTATAGGGGAACTGTTGCCAATTGTGGTATTGGCTTTCAAGAAGGTGTGTTGCCTTCTGTAGAGCCCGGTGCCGGGCTTTGTGCTACCGACCCTGAGTCGGGGTTAGGGGTAGCTGTTTGCGCGCCCTGTGGGGCGCTTGCGACGCCCTCAGGGGGCGTCCTTCCGGATACGTCGAGGTGCTGACGTCCGGGTTTTGCGAGGTCCGGGAGTAATTTGCCGAGTTTGTCGGCTTTTTCCGGATCGTTTACGTATTGGAAGAATTCTGCTGGATTCTGATTGAATTCCTTCCTGATTTCAGATGGTAGTTTTTCGAACATCTGTTGGCCTTCGGCCAGTTTGATTTGCGCTTGCTGGAAGTCGAAATCTGAGAAGTCGCCGTAGCGAGCTTCGAATTGCTCGAGGTGTGAGAGCGTGCCTGTTTTCTGAGCACGCTGTAGAATCTTGTTGATGTCTGTTTCGTCCTTGAAGGACTGTTTAGTACGTCCGTCGTCGTAGACGGGTGCAGGAATAGATTTTGGGACGGCCGTGCCGTCTTCTATAGCTTGTGCCTGGAGGCGTGCAAGTTGCATTGACATTATTTGTTTCTCCGTTTTTTCCATTCGTAGAATGAGACGTCTGATTTTGAGGCTTTCCACTGTCTGTAAAGGTCGGTGGGTCCTCGAAGTATTGAGTCGTTTTCGATAGTGAAGATCGGTTGGGCCAATTCGGCCTGTATCCATTTTGTTACGTCGTTTTTGACGTTGCTGACGTTTTTTGCGGCACCTGGTGCCGCGCTAAGTCCTTTGTCTATAAGTTCTCGGCCTTTGGTCTTTAGCCAGGAGGCTATTTGTTCTGGTGTTGCATTGGGGCCGAGTAGTGCGCGACCGACGCGGGCTATGTCTGCCGCGATGGAGGCGATTTCTTCGCCGTGTCGCATGAGTCCAGAGCGAGCTTGCGCGCCTGGTATTTCGGCACGAGTTTTTTCCGTGCCTGCTTTGATATTTTCTATTTCGGCTTTTGCCCTGTTTAGAGCCAGCGCGTTAGTAATCGCTTGCATTGATTTAGAAGCGCCTTCAACGCCTGCCTGAGCGGCGTTCTGTACCTGGGCAAACGAGCCTGCTGGTGTAGTTGCATCGAATTGACCTGCGAGTATTGGGTTGATGCCGGCGGCTTTAAGATCAGCCATACGGCGTTGTACTGCCGTGTTTGACATTTTTTGCTGCCATTGCCGGTTTTCCCTGGCAAGCATAATATTCGTCTGGTTGGCTTTGTCCTGTCCGCGGGCTGAGAAGAGGCCCCCGATTAGGGAGCCTCCTATTGACCCGAGTGGGCCGAGAGCGGACCCGATGAGTCCGCCGATTGTCGATCCTGAACCGGATCGCGAGACTGGTGGGCCGCCTGGCATTAGAAGTGATCCATCATGCCGGGTACGCCATTAAGCGGCATAGGCCGAGCTGCTTTAATGTTGAAGTAGAAGTCCGCAATGAAATGCGGTTCCGATGGGATTTGAATTGCCCTGTCCAGGGGCGTGCTTGTGTTTGACTGAATGAAAGTGTCGCCGAGCGATGGAAGTGAGGTGAACTCTTCCGAGAGGTGCCAGGACTCGAGAGAGCTGGTTGCGGTTGGCCGCATGAGGCCTGAGAGTTTTGATTGCTGGAAGCGATATTCGTCATAGCGTGGAATGTAACCGAAGACGTCATCGTCAGCTGTGGTTCCCTGGTAGTAGATTTCCTTATTAAGAATTGATTGCTCGGAGAGATTGGACAAAACCGGATAATAGAAGTCATACCGAGTTGATTTAGTCCAGTACCGATCGATGCCTTGTGAATAGGTAAGGTCAGAACGTACGTTGACGATTGGAATAATAACGCCGTGTTCTACGAACGATTTGGTGAAGCCGTGAGTGCCTGAGACTGTTCCGAAGCCTGCGAGTTGTCCTAATTTGTCGTCTGCTGCGGGAGTAGGTTGTCCAGAAGTCTGTGCGACAGGGGTTACATTGATTGGTGTTGATCCACCGCCAAGAAATTCTGGCCGTTGGAGTCTGAAGTCTGGGGAAGTTACACCCCAGTGTGCTTTTAGCGTTTCGACGTACCTGGTGCCTGAGCGTGCGTCTCTTTCAAGTAATCTTTGCGTCTGAAATGCAAGCCTGAGGTCATTAATTGTAGCAGCCGTGGCTCCTGTAAGATCAGCGTATAGCTTAGGAGTTTCCGTGGCAACGTTTGTGGGGCCGATATCGACCTGGTCGCCTGCGCCGCCT